AAAGTTTCCCAGATCTGTTACTTGTTCGCTAATAAATGCGTCAAAATTAACTGAACTTTTCATTAGTAGTAGCGCGTTTTCTTCGGTATACTCTAATTCGGCATTAGGATCCTGATCACTAACATCAACTGGTACAAGTTGTTCTAAATATTGGAATTTTAATCCGCTCCAACCTTTAATACTTCCTTTAACATAAAGTTCTAGAAATAGATCGTCGTTTAATTCTTCAATAGGTTGACGATTCTTAAAAGTTGTTTTAGTAGCTTTTTTACGAATAGATTGTAAAGTTTCTCTTGATAAAAAGCATACATTAATTTCAAATCCTGGCATACCTGGATATTCTACTGCAATTTCTTTGCTAGGAACTAGCATGCTTTTTAAAGATAATGACACTGACATAAAAATAATTTCCTTGAGTTAGGGGGCTTAAGCCCCCATTAATTAAACGTTGCTATAGTAAGTTACTGTTAGTTCGTTAGTTTCAGCAATATCGTAATCTGTGTTAGCACTATTCTTAGCTTGAGCTGTAAAATTAATAGCTGTACTAACAACTTGTTCAGTATTAACAGTAGGAATTGTAAACACAGTAGCAGGCATTGCTAACTTAACATGTGGGCCAGTAGCACCACCAATATTAATTGTTACATTATAGGCTGGATCAACGTCAAGCGCTTTATCTGCTAACATATCTGTAATTAGATCAGCACTACGATAAGTAGCACCACTGCCAACACGTAAGTAACAGTTTACTGTACCGCTAATAGCGCGAGTACCTGTAAAATATGTAACGGCTTGGTTAACTACACCTAGATTAGCTGGTGTTAAATATGTAACATTATTTGCAATAGTTACACTACCACCAGTTAGTGCTAAAGTATAAGCTTTACCAGCACTTGCTGCTGCTCCAGCTGGAACACCTCCACTACCATTAATACCACGAACTACAGTAATTGTACTTAACTTATTGGCAATAAATGGAGCAACAGTATTCTTTTGCTTGAATGTACCACTTAGTCCAGTAAATGTACCAGCTGTTACTGTACTTTCACCTACACTAGCACTACGTAGTACTGTACCACGACCTGTCCAAGCAATTGTTGCAATAGCATCTAGTCCAAAGTCAATAGTAGCTTGATCTAGAGCACAGTTATCAATAATGTAACTTTGACCATCTAAGATAACTATTACACCAAATTTTGTTAACTGATTCTTATTACTTTTACTAAAAGTAACTGTACTATAAACTGTAGTATCATCGGGACCAACTCCTGATGTACTTGTCCAGGCAGCATTTGTTCCAGTACTAGCTGTTGGAGTTGCTGAACCGCCAGGATCCATTCCTGCAATAAGTTCATTGGTATGATCAATGTATCCTGCTGCTAGTGCGTTCCACAATACATCTTCTTCGGCAGTTACTTTATCATTAGCGCCGCTATCAACAAAATCTGGGCGAATATATGTACTAAATGTAAATTCAACAGGATCTAGTGCTGTATTAAAACTACGCTGACCGCGCACAGGACTATCACCAGCTTCATTAAGTGTTACAGTTTCGCTACTTGTATTCTGACTAAAACTGAAACCATCTAAAATTTGGATTTCTTTAGTGTTTTTATCAGTAAAGTTTGTAGCAGCTACAACGCCTGTAGTAGGATTTACGTTTGTTGTAAAAAACATACGCGCGTTACGAATTAAATTAAAACTCATGTTTTATTTCCTCTTGTTAGGTGCTATATTGCTTTTACAAGATTTTTATCTGTAGCTAACAATTTAAGCACGGTTGCTTACATGATCTGATAACGGACCTGCAAGTTAATTTCGCCAACTGCATATGGAGCTAGTAATCCTTCATCTGTAGTGATTGATTGTATCTCTAACTCAGTTGTGCCATATTGATTTGTTGAATCATATTGTAGGGTTCTATTTCTATCTATACAAGTTTCTAGATCACCTAATAGTGTTTCTAGTTGTTCTTGCGAATCTTCTTCGCTTTTTACATATACCTTAACACATACACCTAATAAGCCCCACTTAAAACCTCCAGGTAGATAATCTCTGGTTTCGCTAGTAGGGTGTAAGTATACCGCTGGAAAATCTTGTATTTCATCCCAAAATTTTAATTTGGCATAGCTGTTATCAAATAGGTTTGTTGTATAGGGGCCAGTACCATCTATAACCTTAAACGATTCTGCTAGGGCTTGTACTATACTTGTTCTTTTGCTCATAATAATTGTGCCCTTAATCTAGTTATAGCCAAATCTCTAGCAATTTCTCTAATTGATGCACTTATTAGCAGTTTAGGGTCTCTTGTTCTAGGTCTGTCTTGACGACCACCAAGACTAAAAGTAGCATATGGATATCGCATATAATTATAAAATGCAGTTATTCCGCCCTCTCTACTTTGTGTTAGTCTTTCTACAGTTACACTTTCTGCAAATCTACCACTACGAAGATTTAATATATCTCTACGAGTACCATCACCCATATTTTTCTTTATAGTAGCAACTAATCCGCGATTTATTAAATTTTGCAAATTTAATAATGAATCAAAATTACCGGCACTAGTATACTTTAATTTAGGAGATTTTGTTTGTATCTTTTTTGTTGGTTTTTTTGGTACAGATATTTTTATTTTTGTTTTTTGTGCACCAGGTAATTTTATAGATTGATTTACTTTAATAGATGAACTAGAATCTTTTATTGGATTGCTGCCTTCTATAGTACCAATAATTATATCACTTATATGTTGTAGTACACTTCTAGAACCTTCAGTAGTTAATAGTGTTTCAAAAGTTTTTTGATTATTTATAATTTCAATTAACTTTTTTTGCACATCTGGATCTAAATTTTGTTGATTAACTAATTGCTGTAATTGTAAGGTTCTATCTTTAACGTATTGACTAACTTGCTGCAAATTATTTAAAAGCCCTTCAAAAGCTTTTTGAGCAGCTAATTCCTGACCAGTTTGTGAAACATTAGGTTTTATAGAGTTAATTAAATTACTTAAATATCTACCAGCAGTTGCTAACATATCACCTGCTTGTTTATTAGCTAACTTTAACTGTACTTCAGTAGTAAGCCTAACTTCAGCAGCATTTGAATATAATCGTTTATCAGTTTGAATAAATAAATTAACATCTCTAACAATATTACTACTTAAATAATCTGCATCAGTTAATAAATTAACAATAAGTTCTAATTGTTTTTCTAAATTAGTTAGTTCCTGATTACTAGAACCACGTAGCTTTACTTTTCCAGCTGAATCTTTTTGTAAGTTAAATGCTCTAATTAATCTAGCAGTAAATACACCTGTTAAGTGTCCACCTTGTAATGAAGCTTTTAAATCTGCTTTTGCTTCTGGAGTTATACCTGGAGTATTATCAGCTATATATTCTACATAATATTCCACAAGTTTAGCTTGAGGAATATTTTTCAATAATAGCACATCTTTAAATTGCTTATCTCTATCTTCTGATCTTGCCAATACAGCTACTTGATCTTTAGTTGCTCTAGTTGGACCCGTATATGCAAAACCATTTTTTACACGTTTATTATCACTTAATAAAAACTCTTTGTCTTTATAATATATCTCTGATATAAATGATACAAAACCATCAAAACTAATTGTTGCTACAGCTTGTGATAACTGATTAAGTGTGGTAGAACTATTTACTACATTCTGTAAATCTATTAGTAAATTATCAAAAGCTTCTCTACTCATTATAGATTCGTGTCTGCCACCAACAGTATCTGTATCAGATCTAATCTGACTACTACTAGTATAATCTTTAAAAGAATCTAATTTTCTTTGAGTTATTCCGCCAGGACTTTTAGCTTCTAAAACTTCTTTTAAACGACTAACAATTTGTGCCCTAACAGTAGCAGACATTTCACTTATACTCATGTATAATCCGATACATATTGATCTAGTACACGTTTAATATGTGCTGGAAAATTTGTGGTAGCTACATATTGTATTTGTGTAACATTAGGTGTTACATCTCTGTTTACGTGGACTGCACTGTTATTCTTTGAATAATACTCAACCAAGTCCATAACAGCTAATTTTAAATCTTCTGGAACAG